CATTAGATCTTGAGCGTCACTAGGAAGAAAAGATTTAATTAAAGGGGCCATAGCTTTAATTATTGGCATTGCTTTTTGAACGCCAGTCGATAAACCTTTAACCATACCAGATAAACTACCGCCAACATATCTATTAACTTCAGATCGTGTGACTGCTCCTTTATTTGTTGCTTCAGTAACATCTTTTTGGGATAACACGCCCTTAACCACACGTGATGAACCACGAATTGATTCAAAAAATCCGCTATTGGCAGTGATGACAACTAATTGATAAGCAGCAACGGGATCTTGAGAAGGATTATATACAGAATAATTAAATTGGAATGTATAGTTACCAACATTTGAAGGTGCTTGAGAAAGTTGTAATGTAATATCACGAGAAGGTTTGAGAACCAAAAATCCTCCAACGGTACCAGTAAATTGTTGTCTGACTTGATCGCCATCCATAATTGCTTGTACTGATTGACCGTTAAATTCACTCCATGACATATCCAACCCATTTAATTGGGAAAGTGAAAAAAGCTCGGCAGTTGTTAAACTACTCATTAGACCAGAAAAGTTATCAAAATTTACGGAAATATTAGTAATTGGTAAATTCCAATCAGCTTCATTGACACCGTAAGATGTAGGGCGAGCGGAAATTATAATTAAATCGGGAATACAAGGCAAAGTGATGGTTTGAGAAGATTGATTTGCTAAAGTCGCACCACTTGCGATTGGGTCGGAGGGTGTGACAGATTGGATGTACCTAGGAAATTCCATATAATTTACACGGGACAAACTTGGCATAGGGAGAGCAAGAGATGGAGTCAAAAACAAACAAGAAATTTGAGAGTTTTGAAATGCTCCTCCAACGGGGGCTGTATTATAAACAACACCAGTTACCTCTTTACCATAAACGTCGGTAGATCTTAAGACACGGCCAGATTGTCCGACAATAGCGGGAGAATTCATATTCATAGAAAGCTGTATATTTTGAAGGCCGAATAAGCCAGTTTCATTTTCATGAACGTCAGAAAAGCAGAAAGGAGATAAAATTAGTTTTTCAGTTGATGTAAATTTTAAATATACTGTATATGCGTTTGTACCATCTACTTGTACGGGAGGAGCGATGGATGCTCCAGCGGCATTAGTAAAATCAATATTCCAATAAGCACCATTTGGAGGATTTCCATTAATTGCGTTTTCATAACCAGCTAAAGGATTATTCCACGCTCCAGCGGCGTCATTATAAGATTGGTATGTATCTAAATAAGTGGGACATGTTCTTAATGTACGATTTTTTTTAGAATCGGAAAGTCTTAATAATTGGGGTAATACATCGGATGTATTTAATGATACAGTAGTATCGTTAATAGTTGCTGTCATTGTAGATACGAGTTGATGGAGAGGAAAAGGAGCAAGAGCAACATCACGACCTAAAATTAAAACGGGATGCCCGGCTGTTTCATCTGCTATAGTAACGGATACAGCTATAAAAACAGTTGAAGTCCAATCTACAGCTTTATCGAGGAAAACATTTTCACTTGGAACTTGAATTTGATAAGTGTGTTGAGATGTAGATTGAGATAAAGCGATAAAATTTGTGTTGGTTTGACTTGCGGCACCTTGTTCCACAGCATATTGAACTGGTGATCGTTGTACTATACGAGGGTCGAAAACTGCGATTTTTTCTATAGAATCAGACATTGTGTATATATATAATAAGAATATTAAATATTTTTATAATATTAAATATTTTTTAGTAGATTATATATTTTTTATCATTTCTTTAATCTTTTTCTAAATAACATTTTCATAGATACAGAAGAATAATTAAACATTCTTATGGGATATAATTTATTATCTAATCTATTTTTATAATATACTTGTATATCAATATCGGTTAATTTTCCATTAGAACCACCAATCATTGATGCCATTTTAAACTCTCCTTGAGGTTCATAATAAATAAAATTAGAATAGTCTTCAGCTCTTTTCATATTTACGGCAAGATCAGCAATGATTGGACTAAATGCGGCACTAGTATTTGAACTATCATCATTTGATGTACCATAAACAATAGGGGCAGATATTGACTCATTAACAACGGGCAATTGTCCCGAAGTAAAAACAATAGATTGGATTGGACTCCATATAGATGAAGTAGAAACAAAATTTTCAGTCATTTTATAATAAGATGGGGCGAGCGTAGGAAATCCAGCAAAAGAATTTGGAAGCCATATATTAGTATTTAATTTATTATATACTCTAAAAATATTGGGTTCGTTTTTATTGCCAGCGATAGCATCATTAATATCATTAGTTCTTGATGCGTTTACTATTAATGTGGAAGGGTTTATATAATCAGTATCAAATGAACCAAATAATCCAAAAGAATTATTATTAGAATATAAATTCATTTCTTCCGTTGCTCCAGTTATTCCAAATGATGATGTATCGTAATAAATACTAAATAATCCAGATGGTGCGTCATATGTCATAAAAGGAGCATAAGAAGCAAAACTACTCCCCTTTAAAGTAACTAAATCAGCTCTTAATAAATTAAATGTTTTATTTACTAATTTTACAAAGTGATCGTAAGTATAAATATAATAATAATCATTGGTTAAATCTTGAGATTTTGTCGGTATTCTTGGATATGAATTCGAGTTTAAATATGTTAAATTTTCTGGTTCATAAATTAAATTTCTTGATGCGTAATATGTAAGACCACCAACTACCAATGATAAACCGAAAGTATATGTTGTAAAATTTACGGATTTGGGAGGATCTGAAATTAAATAAGGATTATCGGCACCAACAGCAATTTGAGGGATCATTAAAGGTAAATTTTTGCCTACACCGTTTAATTGAAATCTAATAATAGAAAATTCAAATTTTGTAGTATCATTTATAATTGGTACGTTACGAGCTTCTTTAAAAGATACTATAGGATCTTCGTTAAAAATTGAATTTTTAGATCTACCATTTATAATATCGGCATTATAATAAACTATATCATAATCTCCATCTCTATCAACTGAACCTAAAGTTTGAACGTTAGATCTGTAAGAAAAACTAGTTTGACTTACTGGGAACTTATTTTGACTAGGAAAGGCCATTTATATATATATATTACATTATTTTTTAATTATATTAAAAGTAATATTTGAAACAAATTGATCTGGCGTTAAATTTGACTCTTTAATCATATCATAATAATCGTCTAAATCTAAATCTTTATACAAAAGACGAACACAACAATGGCGACCACATGTATTAATTCCTTTTTTATCTTCTTGAAAATCGTACGTATTGTAATAAACTCCATTATTTGCTGTATTTTTTAATAATCTTAATAATGAAACTTTACATTGATTTAATTCTTCTAATTTGGATTGAGATAACCATTTTTTATTTTTATCTATTCCCGTACCATATGGATCAAAATAATAAATATTATCATGTTTATCTTTATGAAGACATAACCAATGGCCCGTGTATTCGTCAGTGGTTAAAAATAAAATAATAACTCTATTTTCATTATCAAATATTTCATCAACATCATTATAATTTTCTAAATCTGGGTACGTTATAATACTAATATTATCACCCAATATATTTCTAATATCATCATCACCTAATGGGTATTCTTCAATATTTTTATAAGTAGTATTCATATATATTATATTATTAAAATTATTTATAAATATTATATATAAATATGGATCAAAATACTATTATATCTATAGTCGCAATTTTAACATCAGTTGGTGGAACACTTTTAGCAGTTTTTAACCATAAACGATGTCGATCACATTGTTTAGGTACTGATTTAGTTGCGAGTATCGATGTAGAAAATACAACTCCAACTGAAGAATTAAAAATTAAGATACCAAAAACAAATAATGTTGTACCACTACCACCATCACCAACGACTAGAATTAAAAAACATACTTACGATGTATAAAAAATATTTGACAAAAAGTAGGGAAATTATAAAAATCATTATGATTTTCTCAAAATCCCTACTTTTTGTCAAAAATTTATAGAATATAAAGGAAATTAAGAATTTTATAAAAAGATTTAGATTTTAATTAATTATTAATTAATTTACAGAAAAAGATTTAGATTTTAATAAATTTTAATAAATATTAATTAATTTAACTTAAAGAAATAATATATATATATATTATATATACAAGAACCAAAATGTCCCAAGCATTAGAAGCACTCAAAAACGAACAAACCACACTCAAACAAGTATTAAGCTTATTAAATAACAACGTACAAGGTAAAAATGATTTAAAAATATTATTAAATCATTATATTTATACTAATGATGGTATTATTAAAGAAGCAGAAAAACCTAAATTAACACCAGATGAAGAAAACTTATTAAAATATAGACAATTAGAAAAAGATTTTATTAAAGCAAGAAATGAAGCATATGGTTATTTTAGAAAATCAGTCGGTGATTTTGGCGGTAGAAGTAATATGACACCAGAACAAATAATAAAACATAATGAACTCGAAAAAATAGAAGATGATATTAGAAAAGAAATAAAACGTATGGAAGAAAATGAATTAAATAAATCTAAAGAAGTTAAAATAAATAATAAAATATATAAAGTTGTAAAGGTTTATAGCGGTAGAGGTTGGGGAAGAGCAGATAGAGCGATAATTGTAGGTGAAACATCTAAAATGTATAAATTACAATTTATTGGAACAAAATTTACTGGTTCTGATAAGCAACAAACTTCCTATTATAAATATGAATACCCTACAACATTAAATGAAAAATTCGCAACTAGAGCAAAAGATAATGTAAAAGAATTAAAAATTTATGAAAATGATACTTATGAAACTTTATGCGATTAAATAAAAAGATTTAGATTTTAATAAATTAAAATTAATAATAATTAATTTTAACTTAAACAAATAATTATATGTACTATTAATATATATAATGGAAAACAAACAAAAACAATATAATAATACTTATTATGCGAAACACAAAGAAGAAATTCATAAATGCGATATCTGCGATGGTAAGTATTCGGTAATGAATAAAAGTCATCATATCCGTTCTAAAAAACATTTAAAAAAGTTAGAAGAAAAAGAAAACCAACCAAAAAATGATATGATTAATGATTTAATAAAAAGATGTTTAGACCTTGGAAAGAAAATAGAGATAAAAGATAATATAATAACTATTGTATAAAAATATTTAGATTAATTAATATTTAATAAATATTAATTAATTTTAACTTAAAGAAATTTTTATATATATATAATATATATAATAAAATGTCAAGAAGAAATTTTTTAAATCTCTCTTGGTACAAGAGTACTGGATCTCAATCAAACCTATTAAAGATAATAAAACCTAACCAAAAATTAATTACTTGTTTAATTAAAGATAGATATGCTATAAGAATATTTGAAGAAAATGAAATAATACCATTAATAACAAATAACGATGCTTTTTTATGCGAAATTTTACACTCATATCCCAAAAAAATTCATTTTGATATTGATGGCAAAGACCCAACTAAATTATCATTAGATATTGTAAAAGATACTATTAAAAAATATTTTGGCGATGTTAAAATGGCGATTAGTGGTTCTGAAAATGAAGATAAAAAAACTTATCATATTGTTTTACCCGAGTACGTAATAAATAATAATAAAGAATTATTAGAATTAAAGAAAATAGTAAAATGTATTAATAAAAATGATTGTCCTTATTTTGATTGGAAAATATACACAAAAAACAGACCTTTTAAATGTATAAATCAATCAAAACCAAATAAACCAAAACAATTAATAATTGAAGATCAAGACCCAAAAAACCATTTGGTTATGTCATTTTTTAAAGGTGATGAAAAATCATTTGATTTTAAAATATCTGAAGATGTACCAAACCACAATTTAGAAATTAATGATATTATTAATGTAAAACCAATAAAATTAAATGTAGATTTCAAACCAGAAGATTTAAATGATTCTAAAAAATTATTGAAAATGATGCCAAATAGTACCGAAACAAACCACACAATAACATGGAAAGTCGCATTATTTTGTTTTAATAATGGTTTATCATTTGATGATTTTTGGGAATGGGCCAAAATTAAAGATAATTCAGAAGAAAGAAAAAATAAATGGATAAAATATCATTGGTTAAAAATATCAAATCAAGATGACTATAAAATGTCAAAACAATGTTTTATTAATTTATTATCTTTTTGGTACCCAGATTTAAATGAAGTTGAAAAACCAAATGATTTAATAACTAAAAAATTTATTAAAACTTTAAATATTCCATCAATACAAATTGAAAAAATTGAAAAATGGCAATTTTTGACATCTAATAAAGCCGTTATATTTAACATTGGTATGGGTGGAGGTAAAACAACAATGACAGTGAATTATTTAAAAGAAGAAAAGAAAAATTTTATATGGATTACACCTCGGATTGCTTTAGTTAAAAACACAAATCAAAGATTTATTGATAATAAAATGAATGTAGTAAATTATTTAAATTGTGGCAAAACAAAAGAAACAAAATCAAAAAATATCAATAATGCTAAATCATTAATTATTGAATGTGAAAGTTTAAATTATTTACAAAAAACTAATCAATTTGATGTTTTAATTATTGACGAAATAGAAACAGTAATCAAGGGTTGGGACTCTGAAACTCACGATAAAAATGGAGATAAAAATTTTAAGAACTTTGTTGATTTATTTAAAAATTCTAAAAAAATTATTTTATTAGATGCTTTTACAACAGCAACAACAACTAAATTTTTAGAAATGATTGGCGTACATGATATTATTGTTTATTCATCAAAATATAAACCAATCAAAAAAATATTAAATGAAAATATTGGTTATGAAAAGACTATTAATAAAATAGCTGATGAATTAGATAATAATAAAAAATTATATATCTTTCATGCTTATAAATCCGCAACTAAAAAACATTATTCGATTGAAGAATTAAAATCTGTACTATTAGAAAGATGTAAAACAAAACCGAAAATATTGGTTTATCATGCTGATATTAATGATAACACCAAAGAAACTATATCAAATGTTAATGAAGAATGGGACAAATATGATTGTATTATAACCACATCATCAATTACAGTTGGTGTAAATTATGAGGGTACAAGATATGACAAAGTATATTTAATGGTTTCTGGATGTGTGAATAATGTTCGTGATGTAATACAAACTTCTATGAGAATCAGAAAAACAAACGAAAATATTATTGAAATATTTTTCTTTGATAGAATGGAAAAACAAAATTTAAAATATCCCGAATGGTACCATTCATTAGACGATACTTATAAATTTTTAGTTGATAGTTCATTTGATGAAAAGCAATCTAATTTTATGGATGTATTTTATATTTTTTGTTCTATGACTAATTATGACGCATCTAAAATTAAAAAATACTTATTTAATAAAACAGAAAAATTCGAAAATAATTTATTTCAATCTAAAATGTTAATGAGTTATGATAATATACCATCAATTAATGAAAATGTAGCAAAAGAAATTGAAACCGAAGCAGTTTGGATATCAAAAGCTTCACAATTAGATAAATTTTCATTATCTAAATTTTATTTTGATTGTCATTTTTATTATATGAATGATGAAGACAGAGCGACAATTTGGGACAATAGATGTAGATTATTTTTCGATAATATTGATAATGAATTAATAAAGAAAGTATTAAAAGATAATAAGATAACTAAACTAAAAGAATTAAATTTAAATAAGATCGTAATTAGTGATGATACAACTAATTATATTAAAAAAACATATTCATCAACTATAAAGAATATTAATCAACGTATTATTAAAACAATAAATAATATTTTCGGATGTCAAATCATAGAAAATCAAATAAAATCAGAAAAATCAAAAGCGACTAAATATGTTTTTACTGATTTATTTGAAGAATTAGATTCAATTAATGAAAAATACACTAAACCAAAGATAACAAATTATTTTATTGATGAAGAATAAATTTGACAAAAAGTAGGGATTTTATAAAAATCATAATGATTATTTCAATTTCCCTACTTTTTGTCAAAAAGTTAATATTCCTCAAAAAATCTTTTTAAAATTTGTTTGATTAAATTAGGTGGTATTTTATACCTATCATTTAATGGTACATCAACAACTCCAATTGTTTTTGTTAAATATGGAGTATCTATTGGTTTTAATTCTAAATCTATATTACTAAAAAAATCTGTATGTTTTCTTCTTTTATCACCATATAAAACATATAATGTTGTATTTAATATAAAATTTTTAATATATTTATCGTGTCTCATCATTCCTTTAGGATTTTCAATAACAAATATTAAATTTGGATTTAGTTTATAAAAAAATTGAATTATTTTTATTGTTTGATGTAATATTTTAGTGCCTAATTTAGCTCTTTCTGAATATGGTTCAGCAGTTTGAGGATGTCTTTCTCTTAATGGATACGCTAAAGGTGAGTAAGTATTACAAGGAGGAGAAGCCCATATAAAATCTGGTATAAAACGAGTTTGATTATAGAATTTTTTATAATCCCATTTTAAAATATCTGTTAAAATATCTGGTTGGGACTTTGGATCACTATCTAATGATACCACATTAAAATTTTTTTCTGCTACTTTACCAACGCTACCAGTACCTTTAAATAATTCTAATAAATTATAATTTTTAGTCATATAATTATATTATAATTTATTTTATAATATATAAAATAATTTGTATTTGCGGATTTTTCGAGTGGTTGTCAAAAAGTATTTAGTAAAAAAGTATTTAGTAAAAATAATTTAAATTGATTTAATTAATTTAGTTTTTTTATCTATTGTAATTATATATATAATGTCTAAAAAAGATGATTTAAAATTCGGTTTAGAAAACGAAACAAAAGTCTTACCAGTATTAGAGCAATTTTTAGAAACAAAATTAAAAAAAGATGAAAATAAATTTTCTATTTATGATTGGTGGAATGAAACAAAGACGATATTTGTTGAATTAAAAAGTCGTAGAGTCGCACATAATCAATATGACACAGCAATGATCGGCGAAAATAAAGTTAAAAAATGTAATAATCCAGATATAAATTATTATTTTGTTTGGTTATATACAGATGGTTTATTTTATTTAAAATATGATAAAAAATTATTTGATACTTTTGATACAAAACAAATAAAAATTAGTTTTAGATATGATGTAGGAAGATCAGAAATAAGCAACGTGGTACATATCCCGTATAAATTATTGACTAAATTACCAAATACTCTAATTTTACAAAAATAAATAACTTACTTACTAATTTACGTATATTTTACATATATTTTATAAAAAATATATAGAAAATAAAAAAAATATTTAGTATATATATATATATATAAAATGTCAAGTCGAAGTGTAAGAGATCGCAGAAATAGAGATAGAGTTTTAGCACAAGAGGAAATGTATCAAACTATGCCTTCTTATGGGCCTCGTAGAGGTGGCAAACGTAGAGGTGGGAATTGGTGGAATAGTATCTCTCGAGCATTTGAAGACGCTGGTTCTAAAATTAAAAATGAATTCACTAATCCCTCATCAGTTTTAGCAGTAGGAGCAAGAGATTTTGGAAATAAAGCATTAAACGAATTAACTGATCCTAATTCAATCTTAAGAGATCAAATCATACCAATCGCTGCTAATGTTGGTTCAGTTGCTTCAATGGCTGTACCCGGTGCTGGTCCCATATTAAGTGGTGCTTTTAGAGCGGCCGCATTAGCAAACCAAGCAAATGAAGGAGCTAAAATGTTAGGTTTAGGTAAAAGAAGAGGAATAAAAGGAGGATTTTTTAAAATGCCTAAAATGCCTACTTTCGCTCAACTTCAATCTGCCGCTACACAAGCCCAAAACGCTTATAATCAAGCTCAACAAGCATATGAAACAGCTAAACAATATTCACCTATGGTAAAAGATGCTTTAAATGCGTACGGAGGTGAATATGGTGCTTCTGCTGCTAATGCTTTATCACAAGTTGGATTAGGTAGAAGAGGAAGAAGAGGAGGATTTTTTAAAATGCCTAAAATGCCTACTTTCTCTCAACTTCAAGCCGCCGCTACACAAGCCCAAAATGTTTATAATCAAGCTCAACAAGCATATGAAACAGCTAAACAATATTCACCTATGGTAAAAGATGCTTTAAATGCGTACGGCGGTGAATATGGTGCTTCTGCTGCTAATGCTTTATCACAAGTTGGATTAGGTAGATGTGGCGGTAATTGGTATTTAAAGCAACGCAAACAATTATATGGTCGCGGTAGTCCAGCGGTTAATTGGGTTAAACAATTCCAAAATGCTTTAGCACAAAGAAAAGAAAAGAAAGGAGGATTTTTTAAAATGCCTACTTTCGCTCAACTTCAATCTGCCGCCACACAAGCCCAAAATCTTTATAATCAAGGTCAACAAGCATATCAAACAGCTAAACAATATTCACCTATGGTAAAAGATGCTTTAAATGCGTACGGCGGTGAATATGGTGCTTCTGCTGCTAATGCTTTATCACAAGTTGGATTAGGTAAAAAAGGTAGATCAAGCGATGGACGCTCCGCACGTGCTGCCATTGTAAGAAAAGTAATGATGGAGAGGGGTGTAAATCTTCCTACCGCTTCAAAGATCGTAAAAAGTGAAGGGTTATATTAAATAATCTAATTCCATCTTTTAATTTTTTATAATAATATTTTATCTAATATTATTATATATAAATGTTTAATAATTATCTTACAACAATCCCACAAGTCGCCGATAATTTAAGAAAAGGTCATAGTTTGAGTGGTTATGGTTTTACTCCATCAGAATGGTCTAATCCGAAAAATATAACTCTTAAAAATATTACTCCATCAGATTGGTCTAATATGAAAAATATAGCTTTTAAAAATACGGCATATGATCGTTTAACAAAAAATTTATCAGAAAAGATAAAAAGAGAGAATTTAATGCCTTCAATGAGTAAATCAAAAAGTACAGTTTTAGAATCATCAAATCCCGCTAATATTGATTATTGGAATAGATGGCACTCGGAAGCGGTACAGAAAGTAATGGATGGTTTAGAAAATCAAGATTATTCAAAAAAATTATTATTAGCCGAAAAATATTATCCAAAAAGAAATAAAAACTCATCCGCCATGGTATTCCAAACATCTCAAAATATGCCATCTTTTAGTGAATCAAAATCATTATCTGGTGGGAATTTTAGTGATTTCACTGAATCAAGCCAAATGGCAGATAATGATTTTGAGGCATATAAAGCGGGTATATTTCAAAGAAGGATTAAAGAATTCGAACAAAATGTTTCACAAATATCATCACAACCATCTTTTGGACCTTTAATGGTACCAACTCAAAATTTAGATATGGAATCAAATACAATTGATTTTATTTTATCATCTATTGAAGAAAAAATTGGCGGTGGGATTGTTGATTCTACCACTTATAATGATTTAATGAAAGTCTATGGATATTATACAAGTAATATATGGAAATTTGAAGATGCGAGTGTATTAATTAATTTAATAAAAAGATTAGAACAAATTTCTATAAATTGCGATCAAATTATTAAAAATAAAGAAGATACTGAATTAAGTGGAAGAGACGCCAAAGACATACAATTCGCAGAATTATTTTTAAATACTATACAAAAATTAATAGATTTTATTAATGCGAATATTTCATTTATTGGTAGAAATCAATCAGAACGAAAAATCCTCGCGTCTTCCGTTTCTCGTCAAATGTCTAAACAACCAAGCCGAAATGTATTACCATCAGTTAATAATCAATTAGAACAACAATTATCAGAAGCACCAGAAGCACCCGAAGCAGTTGTACCACCAGAAAGACAACCAAAAAAAAGTTTTAGACCTTCACAAATGACAACAGAAACCTTAAAAGAAGAAGCGGCTAAATTAGGCATTGAAGTGTATGATATAGATTCAAAAGATGCTTTAAGAACATTAATATGGAATAAAATGAATCCAACTCGAGAACCTTTTCCACTAACTAAAAGACAAATAAATCAAAGATTAAAAAATCCCGAATTATATATCCCTCTTGTTGGTCTTGGTAGAGGTAGAGGTAGAAGAGGAGGAAATGCCGCCGATGATTTCTTTAATCGTCTTTTTGCTACCCGACCTAATGCTATGAACCCATATAACTGGTAATTTATTAAAAATATATAAATTATATATTTTTAATTACAGTAATAATGTAATTATGTAAAAATCTAATTTAGTATTATAATTATATGTAATAAAAATATTTTTATTACATATAATTATATATCATTCATACATTTTTACAATTTAATATAATTACAGTAAATAAAAATATATAAATTATATATTTTTATCTATATTTTTTTGTAATATTAGCAATTTCAAAAGGTTGTTTTGAATATTGTTTATTTTGTTTCATGTCTTTTTGTTTTTTTAATGATGTCAAATAGTATTGTTCTGGTGTCAAATTTTCAATTGCTTTTTTTGGTAGGTACCGCTCACCAGTTAAATGTGAAGGCGTACCAGATAAAGTCTGCCATTGTTGATTAGTCCATTTTGATAATGAATTATTTTTATCTTTTGGTCCAATATATCCGCCACCAAATTGTTTATATAATTTAACACATAATTGAGCTTTTCTTGCCGACCATTGATTCGCTTTAGTTCCAGCAATTTCTGAAGACAATATATAATTTTTTATATATTGCCATAATTCTTCATTATCTCTTTTTGTCATATATATATATAATATTTAATTAGATATTATATATATGTATTTAAAAGATATAATTATATTATTGAAATTTTTTTATTACCTTTTGATAGATTTGATTTTGGTTTTGGTTTTGGTGTTTGTTTTTTTAATGTATTGATATTAATCTCTTCAGTATCAGTCTCAATATTATCTTCTTTTATATATTGTCTTTGTTCGTTTAATGAATGCCCCATCATTTCGGCGTCATTTTTCATATCAGAAATATTATATTTAGATGATAAATAAATATGTCTTAACATTGATGAACCTACTTTTTTGCCGAATATCTTATTTAATATTCTAGTTATAGAATTGACAGCAATTAATGGTGATCCATCACTATAGACTAAAAATTTAAAATGGGCGTTTTTGGGTATCTTTTTCAATAATGGTGTAGGATTTAAAGGATGAAATTTTAAATAAGTTGTTATTGCTTCTAATAATTCTTTATTATCATTAAAATTAATTGTTTGTTTTCCGTATTTTTTAGCAGTTTTATAGTGTAAGAAAATAAATTCTTTATTATTCCAATCTAAATAATTTTTATCTTTATCAATAGTTTCATTAAAAGATGGTACAAAATACATATCCATATAATCTTGGTTTCTTCTAGGAGGAATATCAGAATATAATGATAAAACCATATAAGCAAGTAAAATATCAAATTGAGTTGGAGTAATTAATTTTTGGTTTTCAAATGTTTTTATTGCTTCTTTTAGGTACGCTTTAGCATTTAAAACGTCATCCCATGTAATCCAGTTATCTTCTTGAGTTTTTGATTTTTCATTAATATTATTATTTTTCATTTCAGTCGCTTTATCCATCATTAAATCATAGTAATGTTCGTATATTTTTTTATAAGTTGGTTTATCTTTGTATAATGATAAAACCGATACAATTGATGATAATATTGTTTTTTTAGTATTATCTTTATACTCTTTTAATATTTCATCAATTACTGATGTATTTTTTAAAAAAGATAAATTATTAAAAGCTTGTTTATTATTTAAAAGAAATAAATTTTTCATATATAAAATTGCTGATGATTCAGTGATATTTTTTTTAGAGACTAATTCTTTGCCGAGTTCATTCATGAAATCTGAAATACGATTCATTTTATATGTATATATATTAATCTAGATTTTTAATTTACAAAAAATAAAAATAAAAATCTAAATTATATTATGGATAAATTTAAAAACGAAATTATAGAATTTGTAAAACGTTATAATGATATCACCATTGATGATGAACCTAGTACACTTATTGAAAAAATAGAAGTTTTTTTAAAGAAATCAAAAGAAATAATTGAATTCATTGAAAAAATAAATAAAGAAAAAGAAAATCATTTATTTATTTTAGAAGATTTTTTAAGAACTTTTTATAAATAAAAATCACCACCCAAATGGGTTCCATGCTTCCTTTCTTCCCATATGCTCGAAATCTCTTTTTATATTATCAAAAAACATAATTCCTCCTCTTCTACTTCTACCAGATCCAACAGCTGGAGCAATATCCATATAAACAGCATTAGGATTTACTTTTTTTGATGCTCTTTCATTCCATGCTCCGTACTCTTCAGTCCATTGATTATTGCCAATTTGAGGTGCTAAATCTACATAAGTAACGTTAGGATTTATTTTTTTTGATGCTCTTTCATTCCAATCCCCGTACTCTTCCGTCCATGTATTACCAATTTGAGGTGCTATATCAACATATTGAGCGTTAGGTGTTACTTTTTTTGATGCTCTTTCATTCCAAGCTCCATATTGAGGACCCCATGTCATTGCTCCGCCGCTTTTTCTATTAATAAAAGCGTATTTTTTATTAGGTCTATTAGATTCTAAACATTTTAATGGTATGCTTCTAATCTCTAAATTTGTTCCTACTTCAATACCACGATTATTAGCCTTTCTCAAATTTATTTTTCTGATGTCTTCTTCACAATTACAATCACACATTATTTATATATATATTATATTATAAAATAAATTATAATATAATATTATCTTAATTCAAAATCTTTTTTGAATTGTTTGATATTTTTATCAAGATTTGGAAATGGTCCCCACAATATTCTAGCAGATAACGAGCCTTTCGTAAAAGGTGTAGTCCAATCTTCTCTTTTACGATGGCGATTTAAATAATTGTTTCTTCTAAAAATGTCACCGTGTTGGGTATAATCATGGTACGGTTTAGAACCAAATGGAATAATTAACGGTTTATGATTTGGCGATGAAAATACTGCGTCAAACTTTTTATTTTTTAAATGTGATGGGACAATATCTAATTTTATATTAAAGTTCATATAATATAAAATATATTTTTATTTTGACAAAAAGTAGGGAAATTAAAATAATCATAATGATTTTTATAAAATCCCTACTTTTTGTCAAATATTTATGCTAAATTTCCAATTGCTGAAAATTGCCAATCTCCAGTTGATGTCAAAATATTAGGACTGTCTGCGAAAACTTTCACGGTTATACTTTTTGTTCCAGCGGCAGTTGAAAACAAGTTCCCTTGAATTGAAATAGTGGCAAAATTACCATTTCCAGATAGTGTATGTTTATATATTGGACTAATTACAACTGGTCCAACGACAACAAATATACTTAAATTATGGTTTGAATTTGAATTTGTTGTAAATGTTAAAGTTCCAAAAAAATTTATATCATATGTTGCGGTTGTAATAAGTGAAAGAGAACCAATTGATTGTGCTGTACCTTGTGTAGTTGCGGTAATTGTTAAAGGAACTGAACCAGTTCCTTTATTTGAAACGGGAATATTTATTTGATTTATTGTTAAACTATTACCAGATGGAACAATATTTATATTTGTACCATTATTTAATGTAATATCTCCAGATAATCCGTTTAATGTAATATTTCCAGCAAGTAGAAATAAAGTCCATTCTGCTGTATTAACTGATGGATCAATAGTAGTACTCATAATATCTTGAATAGCGACATAAGTATTTTTAGTAGTAGGAGATATAGCAAGAGTATTTTTATTATAATTTGTTCCAGAGACCCAGATTCCAACAGAATCAAAAACGGTAGTATTTAAAAATAAAGTCCATTCTGCTGTATTAATTGACGGATCATCATATACATTTGTTATAAGTACAGTTGATACATAAGTATC